GTGACTCAGGTTGCTGGTGTTGCCACTGCCATTGCTATTGTATCGGGTCTAATGGAAGGATACACTGCCAACGACACTATAACAGTGACCAGTGGCGGCGGCACTGCCACATTTACCATCAGTGTCCTAGCACCACAGTGGGTCTTTGCCCCAGACGGTGATCTCTACATTCCGACAGGCAAGACCATCCGTGATACAGGCAACGGCAATGATCTTTTAGCAGGTGCAGGCTCCTTGGGTATTAATCAAAGTTGGCAAGATATGACAAGTTCTAGGGCGTTTGACACTGAGTACACTAATAGTACTAGCCTTCCTATTATGATTTCAGCTGGATGCGGTGGTGGAAGCATGGGACTACTACGAGTTTTAGTTGGTGTTAGTTCTGCAGACGTACTATTATCATTAGGCTCTCCCAATGCAGGTTACACAATGTTTTCATTTGTTGTTCCACCAGGGCACAAATACAAGATAACCACAGACAACGGCTATAACGGCGGTCTTGTCAATTGGGCAGAACTTCGATAAATTTGGGAAATTATAATGTAATTGCTAATCCTAATTCAGGTATAGGTGGTTTCTACTTAATTTTAAAAAACACACATTTTGACTTCAAAAATTCGAGGTATATTTAAACCGAATATTCGCTTTCAGGTAAATACATATAGATTAATCAAACCCTTAAGGAATAATCGATGGCACTAACAAAAATCAAGAATATCTCGATAGATCCGGATTTCAGAATAACTGGAACGGAAATCGCAGATGTATTCACGTTAACAAGTAGAACTGTTACCGTTACAACCCCTACCGCGAATACAGAAGCGGCAAATAAAGCATATGTCGACAATTCGATTGCCGCTTTAAGAAATTTTAAAACTATTGCGGTCACTGGACAAACCAATGTAGTAGCAGACACAGCAGAAGCAACATTAACTTTTGTTAATGGTACTGGTATAACAGTTACCACTGATGCTGCCACTGATGCAATTACGTTTACAGCAGATGCAACCAGTAATAGTGTAGCAAATAAATTGGTTATCAGAGACGGTTCTGGTAACTTCAGCGCAGGTGTAATTACAGCAACTTCGTTGACTGGTAGATTTACCACTGCACGTGACATTCAACTAACTGGTGATGTTACAGGTACAATTGGTTTCGATGGTAGTGCAAACGTACAACTTTCAACAACCCTTGCCAACAGTGGTGTGGCAGCACAAACATACGGCAGCACAACACAAGTTGGACAGTTTGTAGTTAGTGCAAAAGGTATTATTACCAGCGCGAGTAACGTTGGTATTGCAATTCCAAGCACAGCAGTTACAGATTTCCAAGAAGCAGTTGAAGACACATTTTCTGCTAGTATTTTAGCTGGTACACACAGCGGCATTACATTTACATATAATGACACAACAGGTGCTTTAAGCTCTAGTTTAGATAGTGCTAACAAGTTCCAAACTATTGCAGTCAGTGGACAAGATAATGTTGAAGCAGATACAGCAACAGATACATTGACATTTGCTGGTAGCACAGGTTTAACAATTACTACAACTGCTGGCACAGACACAGTTACATTTACTAACAGCGGTGTAACAAGTGCTGCCGTATCAGGTACTGGTTTAACTATCAATGCCGCAACTGGTGCAGTAACTGTTACCAGTGATGCAACAGCATTGAATACATTTGGTACAATAGTTGCTCGTGATGCCAGCGGCAATTTTGCAGCCACAGTTATCACATCTGACTTAACAGGTAACGTTCAAGGTAACGTAACAGGTAATATAACAAGCGCAGGTTCAAGCTCTTTTGCTAACATTGACGTAAATGGCGGAGCTATTGACAGCGCAATCATTGGCGGTACAGCACCGGCAGCGATTACTGGTACAGTAATTACTGCTGATACTAACTTTGTTGGTGCCCTAACAGGTAACGTAACAGGTGATATAACTAGTACTGGTACAAGTTCATTTACTGGAATCGATGTTAATGGCGGTACAATAGACGGAACAGCAATTGGTAATTCAACACCAAGTACTGGTGACTTTACAGCAGTTACAACAACAGGTGATTTAGATGTTGCCAGTGGTGTATTGTTTGTCAACACAACAACAGACAGAGTTGGTGTTAATAATCCTACACCAGCAGAAGCACTAGATGTTGTTGGTAACAGTATTATCAGTGGTGACTTATCAGTTGGACAAGACGTAACAATTACTGGTACACTAACAGTTTTAGGTGGAACAACAACTGTAGAATCTACAGTAACAACTGTCGTTGATCCAGTGTTTACAATTGGTCAAGGTACTTACGTAAGCAACGACGGCAAAGCACGTGGTATTGAATTCAAATACTACAGTGGTCAACAAAGAACTGGTTTCTTTGGTTATGACACAACAGACGGTGTTTACAAATTATTAACAGCGGCTTCTAATAACAGTGAAGTATTCACTGGTACTAAAGCTACATTGTCAGCAAATCTTGATGGTTCCTTGGGAACTGCTCGTAAGATTGAATTGACCAGTGATGTCACTGGTGAAGTAATGTTTGACGGTAGCGCAAACGTACAAATTGCATCTACATTAGCAAACACAGCAGTAACAGCCGGTGTTTATGGTGCCGCAGATAAAGTTGCTGTATTTACAGTTGACACCAAAGGCCGTTTAACAGCAGCCAACGAAAGTCAAATTAGTATACTCAGTAGCCAAGTTACAGACTTCAATGAAGCCGCAATGGATGCCGCTTCCTCTATGATTGTTAATGGTACACACACCAACGTTACAGTAACATATAATGATGCTGGCAATGTTTTAAACTTCAGTGTTCCAGGTGCTCAATCATTCTCAAATGTTGCAGTTTCTGGACAGTCTACTGTAGCTGCCGACCAAGCAAGCGACACAGTTACTTTTGCTGGTAGCACTGGTTTAACAATTACTACTAACGATGCTACCGACACAGTTACATTTACCAACAGTGGTGTAACAAGTGCCGCAGTCAGCGGTACTGGTTTAACTATCAGTGGTGCAACTGGCGCAGTAACTGTTACTAGTAATGCCACTGATGCAAATACAGCAAGTACAGTAGTTGCTCGTGATGCCAGCGGTAACTTTACTGCTGGTACAATCACAGCCGCATTAACAGGTAATGCTAGTACAGCAACTGCATGGGCCACTGGTAGAACAATTACTTTAACAGGTGATGTTACTGGCGTGTCAGGCACGTTTGATGGTAGTGGCAATCTTAGTTTTGCTACAACTATTGCTGCCGACAGCGTGGCATTAGGTACAGATACAACTGGTAATTATGTTGCTTCGATCTCAGATGGATCTGGTATTAGCATAACAAATGGCTCAGGTGAAGGAGCAACTCCGGTTGTTAGTAACAGTGACAAAGGTAGTGATCAATTTATATTCAAGAGTATTATTGTTGCAGGCGAAACAACAGTTGCAGCCGCTAGCAACACTGAAGCATTGACATTGGTTGCCGGCACTGGTGTTACTATTGACACAGACAATACAACTAAAACAATTACTTTTGCTAACAGCGGTTTACCAACATTCAAACATGTTGCAATCAGCGGACAAACAACAGTTACAGCAGATCAAAGTGATGACACATTAACATTGGTTGGTGGTACAGCAATTAGTATTACTGCTGATGCTATAACAGATGCGATTACATTCAACAACGATGGTGTAACAAGTTTTGGTGTTGTAGCTGCCGGTGGTTTAAGTGTAAATGCTGCCACAGGTGTTGTTACATTAACAAGCAATGCTACTCCGAATAACACGGTTAGCACTATTGTTATGCGTGATGCCAACGGTGCATTTAACGCAGGCGATATTGGTGTACAAGATATCAGTGCTGATACATTAACTACTACAGCTGGTGTAACAGTAGGAACCTTAACAGCAACTCGTGTTACATTTGCGGGCACAGCTGGATTATTAAGTGATAGTGCTGGTTTAACATTCAACTCCGGCACAAGCACATTAACAGCAACAAACGTTAGTGCAACAGCAGTTACTTCTACCAGCGTAACAGACAGTGGCTTAACAGCAACTCGCGTTACATTTGCTGGCGTAGGTGGCTTACTAAGCGATGCTAGTACATTGACATTCAACACTGGAACAAACACATTGTCAACAACGACAGTTAGTGCTACAACAGTTGAAGGTGCAACACTAAAATCCAGTGGTTTAACATCGGGTCGTGTTGCTATTATTGGCGCAAGCGGTGCTATTGCTGATGATAATTCTTTGACATACGATGCAACAACAAACGTTTTAACAGCAAGTGGATTGTCTGTAAGCACCGTAACAGGTCTAAGCTCTATTACTGCTAGTACAACTTTAGGTATTAATGCCACTGGTAATATTACATTGGATCCAGGTGCTGGACACTTTATTGATGCTTCAACTCACAAGATTATCAACGTAGTAGATCCAACAGCAGACCAACACGCTGCCACTAAGAAATATGTTGATGATGCAGTTAGTGCTGCCATTATCTTAACAGTTGATGGTGACACAGGTTCTACAGCAGTTGACCTTGTAGCAGACACATTTACTATTGCTGGTACAGCAAATCAAATTACAACCGCTGTTACTGCCGATACGGCAACATTATCATTGCCAAGCGCATTAATTGCCCCAGGTAGTGTAAGTGTTACAACAACATTGGGTGTAACTGGTGCTACAACATTGGCAGGAGTATCAGCAACAACTGTTAATGCAACAGGCGCAGTTACTCTAGGTACAACATTAGGTGTAACAGGTGCTACAACATTAACAACATTAACAACAAGTGGCAATGTAATAGTTGGTGGTAACTTAACAGTTAACGGTACAACTACAAGCGTAAATTCAACTACAGTTGACGTTGCTGACTTGAACTTGACATTGGCCAAAGGCTCTGCTACATCGGCAGCTGCCAACGGTGCTGGTATTACTATTGATGGTGCTAATGCTACAATTTCGTATGCTCACGCAACAACAAGTTTTGATATCAACAAACCAGTTATTGTAACAGGTGACGTGACTGCTACAACATTCAAAGGCGCAGTTGATGCGACTACTGTAACAGCAAGTTCATTGACAGCAACTCGTGTTACATTTGCTGGCACAGCTGGCTTATTAAGTGATGCTAGTACATTGACATTTACCACAGGTACAAATACATTAGCAACAACTAATGTTACTGCTGATGATATGGTAACTGGTGGAATTACAGTTGGCGATTTAACAAGCGGACGTATTCCAGTAGCAGGCGCAGGCGGATTGTTAGCTGATACAAGTACGTTAACATTTAACACTGGCACAAATACGTTAGCAACAACTAATGTTAGTGCAACAGCAGTTACTTCAACAAGTATCACAAACAGTGGCTTAACAAGTGGCCGTGTTACATTTTCAGGCGTTGGCGGCTTACAATCTGACAGCACTGACTTAACTTACAATACAGCTACACAAACTTTAAGTGTTCCAAAACTTAGCGTAACAAACTTTGAATTAGGTAACTTAACAAGCGGTCGCGTTACATTTGCCGGCGCAAATGGAGCTTTAGTAGACGATGCTGATATGACATTTAACACAACAACTAACACATTAAGTGTAGTTGGTGTAGCATCTACTAACTTAACAGCAAGTTCATTAACAGCAACTCGTGTTACATTTGCTGGAACAGCTGGCTTATTAAGCGATAGTGCTGGTTTAACATTTGCTGGAGGTGTATTAACTTCTACTACTGGATTTGCTGGTCCTTTAACTGGAGCAGTAACTGGCAATGTAACAGGTAACCTAACTGGAGCAGTAACTGGTAATGTAACAGGTAACCTAACTGGTAATGTTACAGGTAATGTTGCAGGTAATGTAACAGGTAATGTAACTGGTAACCTAACAGGTAACGTAACTGGTCAAGTCAGCGATTTAAGTAATCGTAGTATTGGCGACTTGAGCGATGTAGACTTGGCCGGAGTAATAGACCAAGATACACTACGTTGGAATGCCACAGCAGGTGCTTTCGAACCAAGCTCTATGAGCGGATTCCAAATGCGTAGAGGACGTTTTACAGCCAATGGTTCAAGCGCAAGTTTTACATTGGCCAATGCTCCTGAAGGACGTGACTTCTTAATCGTTACTGTTTCTGGTGTTCCACAAGCTGGTGATACATTCAGCGTAGCTGGAACAACATTAACACTTGGCGGTACTCCACAAGCTGGTGAAATTGTTGAAGTTATTGACTTCTCAACTGGTGTATTCAGTCCAGCACCTAACAGCTCAGACGATGTTGCAGAAGGTAGTTCAAACTTCTACTATACTGACACTCGTGTTAAAACATTGATGGGTAACGGTACTTTCAACAGTAACATTATTCCAGCAACTACTAACACTTATGACTTGGGTAGTGCTGCCAAAGCGTTTAGTAATGTTTATGTATCTGGTTCAGGTAAAATGACATTTGGTAGCATATACATTAAAAACAATTCTGGAACTTTACAGTTCTTGAATGTTGCTGATGATAGCTATGCTTTAGTAGACTTAGGTATAACATTGGATACCGACGTCAGTATTGATGGTGGTTCTTACTAAGAGCGAATGGGGAAGAAATTCCCCATTCTTGACTCGCTGGGCGTTAACTGAGTTAACTTGACCCACAGGGCGACCCAAGGTGGTCCTGACCCATAAAAAGGAAATTTAAAAATGGCAAATACAATTTTACACAAGCGTAGTAGTACAGCAAGTTCTACGCCAGCCGCTAATCAACTTAGCGCAGGTGAATTAGCTTTAAACACAGCAGACAGTAAAGTGTTTATGAAAAACAGCGCAGGCACAGTAGTTGAAGTCAGCTACCGTGATGCTCGCGTTGACAGTAGAATGTCAACAGTATTGGCAGCAGTCACTTACAGTATTCTTCCTGCCACTGATGTTACATATGACTTGGGTAGTCCAAGTAAACAATGGCGAGATATCTATGTAGGTCCAGGTTCTTTATATGTTAACGGACAGAAAGTTTTAGAAGAAGATGGCGGCGACATTGTTGTTAGTTGCGATATTAATCAAAACTTAGTGTTAAGCACAAGCGGTACAGGTGATATTGAATTATTACCAGCCGGTTCAGGAGTTGTTCGTGTTAAAGGCCCAATGCAAATTACTGCTGGTAAAAATATTTCAAGTAGTGATGGCAATGCTATTTCTTTCTCAAATTCAATTGCTGTTGATAGTTTATCAAGCAAGACTGCAAACACAGATTTAACATTAACTGGCGCAGGCACAGGAAAAGTTTATATTAATGATAATTTAGAAACTTCTGGAAATGTAGTAGTTGGCGGCAACTTAACAGTCAGCGGAACAACAACTACGGTTAACAGTGAAACAATTAGTTTAGCAGATAACCTTATTGACTTAAACAGTAACTTTACAACTGGTACACCAACAGAAGACGCAGGTATTCGTGTAATGCGCGGTGATTCCGCCGCAGTTCAAATTCGTTGGTATGAAGCCAGTGACGTCTGGCAATTTACAAACGATGGCTCAGCCTATCTAACTTTTGCAAGTTTGACTGGCACTGAGACTTTAACAAACAAAACTATTGCCGCAGGTAGCAATACAATTAGTGGTTTAACTAACAGTAACCTAACCGGAACTGCCGCAATTAGCAATGCTAATTTGGCTAACTCTAGCGTTACAGTTGGTAGCACAGCGATTGCATTAGGTGCAAGTGCAACAACTATTGCTGGTTTAACTAGTGTTACATCAACGACATTTGTTGGTGCTTTAACTGGTAATGCTACAACATCTAGTTCAACAACTGGTAATGCAGCCTCAGTGACCAACGGTGTTTACACTACAGATACTAGCACAGTTACTAACACAATGTTAGCTGGTAGTATTGCTGATACAAAATTATCAACAATCGCTACAGCTGGTAAAGTAAGTAATTCAGCTACAACAGCTACAAATGCTAACACAGCAAGTGCTATTGTTGCACGTGATGCAAGTGGTAACTTTACAGCTGGTACAATCACAGCCGCATTAACTGGTAACGCAAGTACAGCTACTACATTACAAACTGCACGTAATATTAACGGTGTAAGTTTTAACGGTAGTGCTGATATTACTGTAACAGCAGCCGCTGGTACATTAAGTGGTGCGACATTAGCAAGTGGCGTAACAGCTTCTAGTTTAACTAGCGTTGGTACACTAACAGCCTTAACAAGCTCTGGTGCAGTAACCATTACAAACACAACAGCTTCTTCAAGCAAAACAACTGGTGCTTTGATAGTTTATGGTGGCATTGGTACAAGTGGCGCATTGTTTGTTGGTGGTGAGATCACAGCGTATGCTTCTGATGCAGCCTTAAAGACCAACGTCGAAGTTATCGAAAACGCACTAGAAAAAGTCGAAGCAATTCGTGGTGTATCATATGACTGGAACGAAGACGGTCTTGCTTTAGGCCTAACTGATACTAAGCAAGTCGGTGTTATTGCTCAAGAAGTTGAAGCAGTTATTCCAGAGTTGGTATGTGATAGTGCCCATGCAGGCTACAAAACAGTTAAGTATGACAAGCTAACAGCATTGTTAATCGAAGCTGTAAAAGAGCTAAGTGCCAAAGTTCGTGTTCTAGAAGCACAATTAGGCGGTAAGCCAGGACTATAATTTTATTATAGCACTCACAGAAAGGATCTTTAGGGATCCTTTCTTTTTGGATAAATAATTGTAACAATAATTGTAACAATTGGATAATACTAGATGGCCCTAACTCGGATTAGTTCTTACACATTAGCAACAAATGCGGTCGGTGACTCAGCTCTGAGTGCCACCACTGTTTCCGCTGGAACATACGGCAACGGTACAAACATACCTACGTTTACAGTAGACGATGATGGTAGATTAACCGCCGCTAGTAACACTAGCATAGCAGATTTAAGCATCACTTCATTAACAACCAGCGGAAATGCCACAATCGGCGGCAATTTAACTGTAAATGGTACAGTTACTACAATTTCCACCGAAGCAATCAATTTAGCAGATAATATTGTTATTCTTAATAGCAATGCCACAGGTGCTGCCAGCGAAAACGCAGGCTTTGAAATTGAACGAGGTGACGATGCTAATGTAGTATTACGTTGGAATGAAACCAGTGACAATTGGGAATTAACAACCAATGGAACTAACTACTATGGAATTTTAACTACTAATAGTAATATAACTAGTGGACAATTGCCAACCATTACAAGTTTAGGCACAGTTACTTCTGGAACATGGACTGCTACAAATATTGGTATAGCATATGGCGGAACTGGTGCAAGTACTGCGCCAGCGGCTAGAACTAATCTAGGAATTGACGATATGACCGTGGATGGCGGCTCATATTAAATGAAATAGATAAATAAAATACACAGGAGATTTCACATGGCGTTATTACCAGCAACAGGAACAGAGATTGTAATGGGTCGAGTTAAACAGGCTTACACGAACGTGGCAGCAGGTGCCGGCCAAAACATTTCATTAAGCGGAACTTTAGGCGGCTTTGTCGGCCAAGCGGCATCAACTCAAATTACATTAAGTTCGCGATTTGGTGGACAGACTACACCTTACGCTTATTAAACTAAGAATAGCATATATAAATACCTTGAACAACATTCGAGGTATTTTTTATGGCCACAAAAAAAACAAGCGCAAAAAGCACAGATAAGTTTGAAGAATTATTTGAATCATGTCCTTATCATGTATTAAGTGAATTTGAAACAGAAAATTTTAATTCTCAACTAGGATCTGCATATGCTAGATTTATTATTGACACAATTAATAGAGTTAGAAAAATTGACAGCGATTTAGAAACTGAAACTAGAACATTTGAAAAGAAATGTCTAGATGAAGAAAAATTAAAATTGCTACAAATTTTAGATCAACAAGATACTACTAAATTAACTAATGCAGTCACTGATTGGCAATCCACAGAACAAGACTATTGGGTTAACTTTTTAGGCAAACAAGCCGCAATTGAATTATTAACATTTGGCAGACCTACTGTGGAAACTATGAGTAAGATGGTCAAGCTACCCGAAGACTTATACATTAAGTCCACACAAATTTGTGTTAAATTAGCAAATGCAATTAAAGTTGCCACAGTCAACGCTGAATTGGAAATTGGAATTTCGGCTCCAGAGCCAACTCAAACTGAATCTAACTCTAAAGAACAAGCCCCATCTAAGAAATTATTATTAAAGAAAATTAAATGACAAACAAATATTCTGAAATAAAGTTGGCAATATGTATACCAGCCAGGGACCAGATGCACACTGCGACTAGCTTTTGCTTGTACAATCTTGCTAGTATATTAGCTGAATTAGAAATTGATAATAAACTTTTTATAAGTCCAGGAACTTTAATTGTAAATCAGCGTTACGAGTTAGTTAAGTCAGCACAAGAATGGGAAGCAACTCATGTTATGTTTATTGACAGTGACATGGAATTTGAACCATATCATGTAATTAATTTATTAGATTTTGATGAGGACATTGTGGGTGCCGCTTATAGCAAACGTGTCGCTCCGTTTATCACAACAGCATGGACAGAAATCGACGCTTGGGATACGCATATACGATGCGATGAACAAACAGACAGTCACATCAAAGTGGCAGCAATGGGCCTAGGTTTTTGTTTAATCAAAACTCCAGTGTTTAAGAAAATTAAACAACCTTGGTTTGAAATAGGCTACTATGACGGTCACTACACAGGTGAAGACATTGAGTTTTTTAGAAAATGTATCAGCACGGATATTTGGCTTGATGTACAAACAACCTGCGAGTTAGGCCATCTTGGTACTAAGAGTTATAAAGTCGACGACGGTATTGAAGTAGACCTTGAAACTTGACCAGCCACTTGTTAAGTCTAATCAGATTATAATCTGCGGCCACAGTAACATCATCTTCCACAGATTTCTGAATTTCTAAATCTTTCTTAATAAGATCGATTAGAGAGTACAAAGTATTATCTGCCATTAAAGTTATTATTAGCGGGTGCTCGACTAATTCCATGTTAAGAAGATGCACAGTCTGCAAGTACCAACGTTCTGCGTAACTGACTTCCTGTTTGAACAAACTGTTCAACAAAGGATTGTCTAATCGACGATCCCAACAATGATATAAATCAACGCTTTTAAATCGTTGTAGTTTTATCTTTTTCGGGAATGGAATTATCTCTGCTGACATTCTTCTTATCAATCCAACTATAGAAGTTTTTAAATTTTTTAATTAGTCTGCTAGAACTAATCATTTGTCTTGCTTTTGGATGCAACGGGCTGGGTAAACTGTCTATGCTAGTCCATGCATAACCAGCATTCTCCCAATTAAGCTCGGGTATAAATTCTTTGTTAACTAACACTACAAAGGTATCATAGACAAAATCTTTACTTCGACTTTGATATCTGTGCAAAGGTATTATTTTTTTTATTTTAGTTAGATGAAGTTCTTCTTGTAACTCTCTGCGTAGTCCGTTGATTTCTGATTCCTCGGCTTCAACTTTACCGCCGGCAAACGTCCACGTGTTAGGATAGCTTTCTTGGGGACTGCGTAACACTGTCATAACTCTGCCTGAGTCTTCGCTGACTATAATAGCCCCAACACCTCTAAACTGTTTCAAAGATAAATTCTCCACCATCCGTTTTGATATGTGCCTTCGAACACACTAATCCACTGACCTGATCGCCACTCGTACAATATTCCAGTAGTTGTATTTAATACAATGGCACCAGTATTAGCAGATGAATTAAAACTTACAATCCAGTTACTGCCGTTGTATTGTATAATGTCATTGGCCTTGGCATCTGTTACACCCCAGAAATTATTATTAGGCACATCTTCTAATACTAGATAACGTTGCCCGGTTGCTGCCGCAGGCAAATTTCTTCCAGGAGCAACACGACTAGGATTAATGATTGCATTGATAGCCGCTAAACTAGCACTGGGCAAACTATCTTGATCAACATCTATCACAGCGACATTGGGATTATCTGCGTCTATTTCTGCCACAGTGGCAACAATGTCGTTGTTGGGGTCACTGGGATCACTGCCTCGTCGTAGACGCAGATTACTAATACCTAATCTTAAATCACCAAAAGGTGTTAATAACGTTTCCCATGCTAGTAAGTTACCGTCCTCGTCAGTGAGACCACCTGCTTTGTTTAACAGCGTAGCACGATCGCCTTCTATTCTGACCTGCAATTTTAAATTTTCAAATGTAACCACTACCCATTGTTTGTTTGGTATAGGATCATCTTCAATCCAATCCAATGGATCTTCTTCTTTTAATTTTTTAATTTCGTTTAATATTGTATGAATAAGAGTTTGACGTTTAACTTTAGCAGGAGGATTAATTAATATAGGAATGTTAAAATTTAATGCCGCAACATCGATGATGTCATCTGTGCCCTGAGGAACTTGACGCACACTCCATATAACGTTTACTAATTCAGTGTAGGTTAAGTTACTCCAGTCAAAAGGATTGCTGTTGGATTTTAGGTTAATACTGGGATTGAATAATACCAGTAATTGTTCTATTAATTGTAGCTTTTGATCTGTGTTACTAGTCCATATATCTACTTGTACTGTTAAGTCGTAGGGCACGGGCATATAGCGTTCTACTGTATACGTATTGCCCACTTCGCCTTCGATGTAATCTCCAGTTGTGGGATCAACTTTCTTTTCATAGACCTGCACTTTACTAACGTGTGTGGGATTACTTCTACGTTCTGCGCTGATTTGTAGATCAGTGACATAACAACTGATAAACGGTACTGTGTTAATCATGTTCTCACTTTGATTTTTTAAAACGTGAGCAGCCATACGATTGATGTCGCCGTAGCGCACAGGCACTTGAATATAACTTTCGTTGCCGTTTCTGTCCTTGCCAGTTTTAACTGAAAATCCTCCTAGTATACGCATAAACTGCGTTAGGTATTTTCTAATTTGTTCATCATAAAAATATTGTTGCATAATTAAAAATCTGATTTAGGTAATACTACTTGACTCAATGCTTGACGTTCTGGGAATTCTTGATTACCAACAACCGTGGTAGCAGTATTATTGATAAAGCCAGCGGCATTAAGAACTTTGTCTCTTAGGTCAACTGGTCCATTGTCAGTTTGCATACGTTGCCAACGTGTTCCACGATAAGCAAACAATGCCGCGGGCCTGTAGTCTGTGCGTAAAAAGAAATCTCCCTGCTTTGGAGTTAAAGGGAAACTTAGACCCGAGTCCAATGCTTCTCCGTGATTGTAAGTTGGATCAGCATCTGCTTGATAAGGCTTGGTTGTGTTTTGTAATATATTACTGCCATCATCTAAGATAGTGGGCGCAAGCTGTTCACCCCGAGCAATAATAGCTTTGGATATTTCCAGTTCTTTTTGATACGTGCTCAATGCATCTTTTAATGTGTCGACTCCATTGTCGGCAGGCTGTGATAAAATATCTTTGTATTCTTGAGCATCAGTCATAGGACTGGCCTTGATACGCCAAATGTGAGGATACCAAGTCTGACTAAAACCTTCTGCGGCACGACTAGCATCTTGAATAACGTAAAACTTATTGATAGCAGGTCTAGTTTCATCCAATAACAAATCATCGCGAATATGCGGTAGTTCTAGTACGTCTCCTGCCATGAGTTTGCGGCCCATACGGTCGATCATGTCATTGGTATGAAAGGTAATATAGATAGTATCAGCACTTAGGAACAATCCAAATTGTGTTAAGTCAAAGTCTTGATCACCTACGTTATAAACTCCACGAAGTTCGTAGATATCAGGATCATAAATTCTATCACGAGTTTCTAAAAACAACAAGTCTTGTATCTTAGTTTCGTTTAATATATCATCAGCTCTATAGTTAGGCTTGGTTGGATCATTGCTGGCACCCTGATCAGCTGGTTGTAAATATTTGTGGATCAACACGCCAGTACCGCCTACCAAAAATTGTTCTCGGATAAGTCTATCCATGAAATGGTAGTCGTTAGTTTTCTCAGGTTTCCACAGGCTTAGTCTTGGCATAGTAATACTATTTACCTATAACTTTTAATTGGCTATACGGAGAAAATTCTGGTTTAATTGACACAAATTGAAGTCTATAGTATAATACACTATACACACAAATTGGAGTGGTTATGATGGAATATGATGTGGACGCCGACAGTCCAAAAATTAAAAAGTTTTTGGATACGTTGATGCCGTCATTTATTAAACAGCTGGGACTGGTTAACAGCAAACGAGCGGTTCTAGTAAAAGTCACCAAAGACTTGGAAGATGATTTTCAAGGTGCTACAATGAACATAGAAATAGCAGACTGCATGATGATCCTGCTTAAACCACCAAAACGTCTTACTCCATTTACAATGATGGAAATGGCCAGTACTTTAGCACACGAAATGGTGCATGTTAAACAGTTGGCCAAAGGACAAATGAGATTCCTCCCAAATGAAGCTAGAATTTGGAAAGGTAAACGCTACAGCAAAAAAACAAAGTATTTGGACATGCCTTGGGAAATTGACGCTTTCTCAAAACAGGAACTTCTGTTACGTAGGGCAATTGACACAAAATAGAAGTTAGTGTATAATTACATTTTTACTAGGAGCAAGTATGGCCACCAAAAAAGCAGTTAAACAAACAAGCACAGATAAATTGGCATGGCGCTTTGAGCCTCCAGCCAAAACAATCGTTTACCGAGAAGTAGATGTCAAGTATGTTGGCGAGGAGCCCACTTACCCCAGCATAGAAGAACAACAAGACTGGACCGATAGTGAGTACAAGACACAGGTCATGCGTACACTTAATTGGTATGCCCACACACAAGACAAAAAGAAAAGTGCAGAATGGCTAAGCCTATTCCTTGCACGAAATCCACGTCGCCAAAAAGTAGCAGACGCAGTTAAACGCGGCGACATTTGGCCCGGTACCACAGTTGGCTTTGCGCTAAGAGCAGGTCGTGTTGGATTAGCACTACGATTTGGCACACTACGCACATTGGTCAAACAACTTAAACAAGCAGACAAAGGAGTTGATACTTCTTCCCAAGTTGCAGAAGTTGCAGTAGATGACAAGCCAAAGTTTAACATACAAGAACGCATGGCAGAAAAGACGTCAGAGTTCTTGGGAGAACTAGAAGGTCGCTTTGATGACTTTATTGCAGAGTTCAAAGGCGAACCCAAACTAGTGGAGTTGATGACACAAATGAATGTGCCAGCAGTACAGGTTAAAACTGTAACAGAGTTTATCAGCAAAAAGATCTCAGAATTTGAAGAAGTTAACAACAGCAAAGATGCACAAGTATTAGAAGCATACAAGCATTTGGGCAAGCGCCAGATTACTTCCATGGTTAAATGGTGGGCACAGGCATTGTCAGATGCCAACAGTTACAATGTAGTTAAGAAAGCCAGCAAAGCTCCACGTAAAAAGAAAGCAGTACTGCCGGAAAAGGTAGTGGCTAAATTGAAATACGCAAAAGAATTTAAAGAACTGGCTCTTAAAAGTGCGGACCCAACTACAATTCTTACAGCACAGGAACTTTGGGTGTACAATACTAAGACACGCAAGTTGGGCATCTACATTGTAGACCAATATGCAGGTGCATTAACAGTTAAGAACAGTTCTATCCTAGGCTTTGATGCTACAGCAAGTGTGCAGAAAACTCTGCGTAAGCCAAAAGAACAACTTAAAGAGTTTGGTGCCAATGGTAAGCCTGCCGCTAAGAAATGGTTTAAAGGAATTAAGAGCACAGAGATCAAACTTAACGGACGAATAAGCACAGATGTAATCTTGTTAAAAGTTTATAAATGAAATATTTAATTTTAATTTTAACACTGGCATTAACTGCCTGCGGTGGCGGAGGAAGTGTGGCAACTCAGGCAAATCCTTTTCAGGAAGCACTGGGGAAGTCATTGCCTACTCAACCAGCAACACCTGCACCAACTGATCCCTTTGCACCTCTACTAAAAAAGAACGGCGGTTAATATGAAATATATTAATGAATTATTTTTATCGTTGCTGGCATTTTTCTCTCCTATAGTTTATGCCACAGACACATATAATCATGTAAACAATCAACTAACTATTCCAGCGGTGTTGGTGGGAGAAATAATTTACCGTGATGTTGTTATCACAGTTGGTCCTATCTTAACTGTAGGCGGCTCTAATTTAGATTCTAAGTATCCTGCAAAACCTGGCAATACAATGGATTCTTATGACCCGTATAAAAATCAACTTACGATTCCCAATGTAAGTGCTTATGGGTTTGTTTATTATGATGTTGTAATTAATGTCGGAACTGTACTATCAGTTAAATCCAGCGAACCTAAAAATAAAGATATTGCTTGTACAGAGCAGTCTTCACTTAATTCTTTAAATGCTGAACCGGTATATAATTTCTCAGGCTTGACAAGCAACTGGTACAACTCTAAAAGTGTGTTCGGTGCAGACTCTAGTCAAAATTTTGTAATTGCATTTTCCAATTTTTCGTCAGTTGCAAAAGAAAAAAATGATGCGGCTTTAAAATCGACGCTGGTGTCAAATCTTCATCGCTGGGCGGCAGCAGATGCATTTAAAGGCAGTAAACTATGTTGGAATCCTAGGACAGGGTGGGATTCCACATGCACTCAATGGATAGACCCGCAGGGTAATGATTTAAGCGCCATTCAAGATAATAACTTTATAATGGAGATGGTGGAATCTATTAGGCCTTCATATAGCCTTATATCAGATTGGGCTAAAAAAAATGAGCCAACTAAACATTCCAAAATTATGAGTTGGTTGGATTTTTGGGACGTAAACACACCAGACCCGGACGATGTATTTTTTGGTCTGGGTATGGGAAGATACCATTGGGAAATAAGGCGTATTACTGACAAATCAGGCGTTGCCGCAACTACACTTCTGGTTCGTAAATTAATGCAAGGTATTTTGCCGCTGGTCAATGAGGACGGTTCTATCAAAGATAGAACAACTCGTGGAAATAGGGCTATGTGGTATCATTTTACTTCCCTCAATGAAATCATGACATCTATGTATTTGGCTAAATTGGCGGGCGTTGCAATAGATCCAGTACTGGAAAATAGATTACATAAAGCAGTAGAGATTTTTATTAATACGTTAGACGACCCATCACATATTGTTAAATGGGCAAAAGTTGGACACAATAACGGCGGCGACGGCACTGCACAAAACTTTAATTTTACAAACTGGTATGATGGTGCTTATGCCGGATCGTGGATCTATTTGTATGTAAATTGGTATCCTTCTAACAATAATACAGCAAGATTGTCGCAAAAGGTTCCGTTGAACTCTGCAAAATCAGCAAGTCAAGATAGACAATTTGGTATACCTTTGGGTTGTTTACTTTTTTAAATAATAAAACCAAAATCTCCCGCTAAATATACATAACGGGAGATTTTCTTATGAGCGTCAAAGACGAATTAATTAAAGAGATAGAATTACGCCTAGGTGGCGGCATGGTGGACGTAGAATTGGATTCTGCTCACTACGACTTGGCTATCTCAAAAGCACTACGCAAATATCGTCAACGCGGTAGTAGAGCGGTTATCGAGAAGTTCCTTAAATTAAACATTATAAAAGAACAGCAAGAATATCAACTGCCGCAACAAGTAGTCAATGTTCGTGATGTATTTTTGCGAAACACAGGCTCCATGGGCATCAGTAGTACTGGTGTTGACTTTGAGCCATTCAACACAATGTATTTGAGTAACATGTTATTGCAGAGTAACACTAACTTCTCGGGTGTATTAAACTACGAACTATATGCGGATCGAAGGGAACTTTTAGCACGTATGTTCGGAGCATACTGTACCTTTACATTTAATCCTGGAGATCGCATATTATCCATACATCGTAAGTTTAGAGCAGACGACGAAGTGTATCTTTGGACGTTTGTTGAAAAAGCTGATGACGAGTTATTAAATGACGTATATTGTGGTCCTTGGATCAAAGACTATGCCATGGCACAGGCCAAGTTTATACTAGGTGAAGCACGTAGTAAGTTTAGTACTATTGCAGGCCCACAAGGCGGCACGAGTTTAAATGGCGATAACTTAAAATCAGAAGCAGCCACTGACATGGAAAAGTTAGAAGAAGACTTGAAACTATATGCAGACGGTAGCGACCCATTGGGATTTATAATTGGATAAGGAATAAAATTATGAGAGTAGATGAAATTTTAACGGAAGAACAATTAAACGAACTTAATTGGCGTAAGGGTTTGGCCACAGCCGCATTAGGTGCTGCCGCCCTTGGTAGTATGGGCAATGCCAGTGCTAGAGTCATGCCCGGAGATGATCCAAGCATTAATAGATTAACTGGCAAACCAAACACAGAACTATCTGTACAATCTGATCGTCCTTCACAGCCCGGCGCAGAAATGCCAAATCAAAATCTTCAAGCAGTCGATCAAGTTGATCGAACAGATGCTGGTATTACAATTACTCAAGGTGGAAAGACCTATGAAGTTAAAGTAATGTCAAAAGGTGGTCCAACACCACGTGGCGGAAAAATGATGAAAGTACATCAAGCGCAAGTGGGAGAACGCGGTATAGGAAATTATGTTGTATATTTAATGCCCAATGGTGCGGCATATCTTTACAAATGAACGAAGTAGATAAACTACGTAAACTTGCAGTCGTTGACCCACATTTATAATTGGATAAAAAAATAATAAATTAAATATGACACAGCCTTTGCAACTAAATTTAATTGGGTTAACTTTAGCTCCTGCACAATGTGTATATGATATCGTATTAGAAACTACAGTAAACAATATAGTTTTAAAAGTTATAAATGAAAAATTATTAAATTCAGATACATTGATATCTGATTATATCACTGCATATCGGCAATGGATAACTAATAGCAGTATTAATAAAATAAATGGACTTGAAAAATTTACTACAGCGGCATATTCTAACGGAACATCTGAAGCATTTGACAAGTTTTATTTAAAGCATAGTACGAGAAAATTTCGATGTTTTAGAGGAGAATATCTATATCATAGATTATCATGGGAAACAAGATTTGAATGGTCATACTTAGACGCCGCCGAGTTATCTAGTAACGATGCAGTAGTAGTAAGTTTACCTTTTGCAGACACTGGCAATCAACATCATTTATATAACAGGGAATTTTTAGACAAATGTTATTCTTTAAATATACCAGTTCTGCTTGATTGTGCTTTTTTTGGTATATGCGGTAATTATGATTTTGATTTTACTCATCCAGCAATTACTGACATTTGTTTTAGTCTCAGTAAGAGTTTTCCAGTTAACAACTTTAGAATAGGCATTAGATTCACTAAAGTGAATGATGGTGATAGTTTATTAGTATATCATAATGCAGGATATATCAATAAATTAAGTGCGGCTATTGGATTAGAATTATTAAAAATACAAAATGCAGATTATGTGTTTAATAGATACAGAAATCAACAATTAGAATGGTGTAAACAATACGACTTAGAAGCAAGCTCTACAGTTATTTTCGGACTAGATAAAAAAGAATTATACAGTAAATATAATAGAGGAATGAAAGGTAATAATAGAATTTGTTTTGCTAAACATTTTAATAATAAACCATTACCTAAGATATGACAAGCATTTATAAAAATAAAGAAATATATGACAATAAAGGCAATCATATTTATTGGGCAGTCAATGGCTATAAATTTGGAATTTTTGATTATAAACTAGCGTCGTCACAGAATTTTATATTTGATTATATGATTCCATTGGACTTGACTTTTTCAGATTATCGAACTGAAGTTAGAAATGCATTAATTAAAATCTATCAAAAATATAAAAAAACGTTGGCTATATGTGTTTCGGGCCGTGACAGCGAGATTATTTTAAGAGAAGCAGTCTTCTTAGGTATACCATGTAAGATATATTTTTTAGACTTTTGGGGAATAAATCGATGGATGAGAGAAGTAGTTGAAGATATATCTAAAGAATTATCAGTGGAATTAATAGTTGTTTCTTTGACAGAACAGCAGTGTATGGAAGAAGTAATATTTGAATCATATAAAATAATGTCAATTCTTAAACCCACATATCTTTGTATTCCTTATCTCTTTAAACATATTCCTGCAGAAGAATTTATTATTGCAGGCGAAGGGGATTTAGCAAAAGACAATCCCGTGTATAATAAGTTTATGTCCTCACATATAACAAATGGCATACCAATATTAAGCAGTGAGATAGTTTATAGAATATGGGCCCAGGAAAATAAACGATATGGGGAATTTTATTTCCACAGCTCTACTCCTGAACTAATACTAAGTGCATATAATCATCCGTTGGTATATAGAAATCCTCCGATGATTTATACCGATAAAATGTACGATCAATATTGGCCTAAATTGAAATTCAAACAAAAAACTGCTAATTTTGAAAATAGTGCAAGTACAATAACTTTAATTAAAAAAATTCTATTGAATTTAAAAGTGCAACAAGAAAAAACGGTGGGAACATTTGTTGCACATATAAGCGTGTCTAGATAAGTACTTTAATAATGAACGAAGCAGACTTGAAACTATATGCAGACGGCAGTGACCCATTGGGATTTATTATAGGATAATATTATGAAAATTAATGAAATTATAGAAACACAAATAGACGAAATAGATCGTCGAGGTTTTTTACGTGGAATGGGTGCCGCTGGCGCAGCCGCCGCAGTTCCAGGTCTAGCAAAAGCGCAGAGCCAAACATCATCACCTGCATACAAGAACGCAATAACAGATATTAAATATTATCTAAAGCCCAAGTTTGATAAATTGCCCAATCCTATGATTCAATATAAAGAAGGTATCATTATTGTTAAAATGAACGATACTAAAATAACTAGGGTAGAGATGAAAGAGTCTACAGGACTGATAGCACTAGATAATTTAATTATTCGGGTGATTACTGCGGAGAGGACATTGCCACAAGTTCAGACATTGGAACGTACCGGTGATCATATAATGGAATTTTCTACAGATAATTTATTACCTGCGCCAGGAGAAACACATACACAAACTTCTCAGCCACAGCAAACTTCACAGCCACAGCAAACTTCACAGCCACAGCAAACTTCACAGCCTCAACCACAGCAAGCCCAACAACCTACACAACAGTCCCGTGGTTTTACTAGAGTAGGAAACTTTGGAGTGATATCTGGTTATAAATTGGATAATATTAAAGATAAAATTATAGAAAAACTTTTAATAAAAAATCCAGACGCCGAAGTAGATGATAATGGTCGCACATTGACTGTTAAAATACATAATCCACAAAGTAAGAATTTTGGAATGGCGTTGTATAAAGGATTATTGGGTCCTAGAGGTAGTACGATGATGGTTGTTATAAAATTTACTTTTAGTGAACGAGATAATCAAATTAGAGTATTACCGCAGTCAAACATAATAATAACTAATGCCTTCGGCGGTGTCGATACTCAACCATTTGGTAGTTCATCTGAAATATTAGATGGATTGGAAAAGATATTCAGTTAAATGAACGAAGCAGATAAACTCAGAAAACTTGCCGGCATTGATAAAAATGCCCCTAGTCCTATTACCGGAGAGATTGGCACAGACAAAGGCGAGTACATGCGAAAGAATAACATTCGTCCGGGCACAGACGAATGGTTTAAGTTATGGTTTGCCAGACCAAAATTAACTGGCGAAAATCCCACTCCTAAAAAGTAAAATACCGTTGACAAGTAGATTTGTTTGCTATATAATATTAGTATGAACATATATTTAGACATGGATGATGTAGTAGCAGACTGGATGAAGACTGCTAGAGAAATGGTCAAGCGTGACTGGAATTATGGCGAACGTATTCCCGACAGTGACTGGCAAAAACTTCAAACACGACAACGATTCTATCGCGACCTTCCTAAAAAGACAGGTGCTGATGAACTCGTTCAATGGTGCAGAGATTACAGAGACCGTACAGGTTGTGGATTATTCTTTTTAACAGCACTACCCCATGACTATACGATGCCCTATGCTGCCAATGATAAAGTATGGTGGGCACACGAACACTATCCTGATATTACTGTGTTCTTTGGACCATTCAGCTACGACAAATGGCGTCACTGTAAACCTGGCGATGTTTTAATAGATGACAGAACAAGTAACTGCGACGAATGGTATCGTGCAGGCGGCCTTGCACATATATACAGACAATGGCCTGAATGTAAAATCTGGTTAGAGGAGACATTAAAATGATTATCGGCGTATGTGGTTTTATTGGCAGCGGCAAAGACACTGTTGCAGATTATCTAGTAAATGTACACGGCTTTCGTCGTGAAAGTTTTGCTAATACATTAAAAGATGCTGTATCCGCAGTGTTTGGCTGGGATAGAGTTATGCTGGAAGGTCGTACCAAAGAAGCACGTGAATGGAGAGAGCAAGTTGATCCATGGTGGAGTGAACGTTTAAACATGCCCAATTTAACTCCACGTTGGGTTTTACAGTATTGGGGCACAGAAGTGTGCAGACGAGGCTTTCATGATGACATTTGGATTGCCAGTGTAGAAAACAAATTACGCAGAAGTAAAGATAACATTGTAATTAGCGATTGTAGATTTCCCAACGAGATTAAAAGTATCAAATCCGCAGGCGGCAAAATTGTTTGTGTTGAACGGGGAGAATTGCCTAGTTGGTATATTATGGCCTCCAAAGCAAATGAAGGTGACGCACTTGCTGCCGCAAAGCTCAAAGCACTGGGCGTTCATGCCAGCGAAACAGCGTGGGTGGGTACAGAGTTTGATTATGTGTTAGACAATAACTCTACATTAGATTCTTTGTTTAATCGAGTAGAAACAGTGGTGCAACCAGAATCTATAAAAATGTAGTTTTCGCTAAATAGCCTGGTTTCTCCGAAATAGTATAAATATGTATAACCTATAGAGGAGAAAAACAAATGGCACTAACATCACCAGGCGTAGAGATTTCGATTATTGACCAAAGTCAATTCGGATCTGCTGGCCAAGGAACAGTTCCTTTAATCATTTTAGCCACACAGTCTAACAAAGACAATGTAAGTGGCACAGGCTATGCAACAGGAACAATTCCTGCAAATGCCAACAAGCCTTATTTGCTAACAAGTCAACGTGAACTTATTGAGCAATTTGGTCAACCAAAATTTAAAACAGTAAACGGTACAGCAGTACATGGTTCAGAAGTTAATGAGTACGGATTAATGGCAGCTTACAGCTACTTGGGTCTTGCTAATCGTGCGTATGTACTACGTGCAGACATTGATTTGTTACAATTAGAGCCCAGCGACATTGAACCAGCAAGTGCTCCTGCTAATGGTACATACTGGTTAGACTTAGCTAATACAAGCTGGGGTATTTTTGAAGCATCAGCAACTGGAACAGATAGCTGGGTCGCAAAAACTCCTTTACTTGTCACTGATCTAACTGATACTGTCAGTTCTGCAGGTGTAGTTCCTGTTACTTCAATTGGCGTCAACGGTGACTATGCAGTTGTAGCAACTTCTGCAGTTTCTAGTTATCAAGTATATAAAAAGATTTCCGGCGCATGGGAAATCTGTACAACAGCAAACTCTGCAATTCCCACAGTTTTTGTTGCCGCTCACTATAATATTCCCACAGCAACGTCTATTGGTGATGTATGGTTAAAGTCCACAAGTCCAAACAATGGTTTAAGTTTAGCAGTTAAAAAATATGTAAGTGCCAATGTTCCAGACAGTAGTCCTTGGGTAGTTGTTGCGTCTCCAGTTTATGCTAATGATTCAGCAGCCACCGCAGGTTTTGCAAGTGCATTATCTGCAGGTAAAATATATGCTAAAGCAGAAGGCGGTAGCGCCAACGTACAATTACGCTACTATGATGGCAGCAACTGGAGTGCATTAGATGAACAAGCTAGTGTTAGTGCTCCTGTGGGCGCAACAGTAGACGGTACATTGTGGTACAATACTAGTTTAGCAGTTGACTTATATGTAAAAGCAAATAGTCAATGGGAACCAATAGGCAGCAATGTTTCTATCGATTCAAATGCTCCTGGTAGTCCGGCCAGCGGCGACTATTGGATTGATAGTAGTGATGTAGAAAATTATCCAGCAATTTATGAATTTGATGGCAGTGATTGGGTTTCTCGCAATATCACAGATCAAACAACTCCTAATGGTGTTGTATTTGCTGACTTAACATATACACCAAGTGACACTTCAAATGGCACAGGCGGCGCAACCGCAATAGATGAAAATGCTCCAGATCCGTTATTATATCCAAATGGTATTTTATTATGGAACGGTATCGTTTCAACGGGTAACGTTAAACAATACAGTGATGTACTAGATGCCAACGGTGTTGCTACAGGCGACAAAGCATGGTTTACATTTAGCGGTAACAAAGAAGATGGTAGTCCATATATGTTGCGTAAAGCGCAACGCCGCGCAGTAGTTAAATCATTGCAAAGCGCAGTGGCCAGCAATGAAACAATTCGTGAAGAAATGACCTTCTTCACATTAATTGCGGCACCAGGCTACGCAGAACTAATTGATGAGATGTTATCATTGAATACAGATCGTAAAGAAACAGCATTTGTTATTGTAGATACTCCATTACGTTTAGCACCACAAGGTCAAACATTGATCGATTGGATGAGTGGTAATAATGCAAGCAGTACCGGCGAAGATGGTTTAATTGTCAGCGGCGGCAGTGCTTATCAAGCAGCCTGTTACTACCCAAGCGGTTTAGCAACAGATTTAAACGGCAACGATGTTGTTGTTCCAGCAAGTCACATCGTTCTAAGAACTTATGCATACAACGACCAGGTTGCTTATCCTTGGTTCGCACCAGCTGGTTTAACACGCGGTGTTGTAACTAATGCAAGTAATGTAGGTTATATCAACGGCGAAGGCGAATTTATTGCAGTAGCATTGACAACAGGTCAGCGTGATACATTATATGGCGATGGTAGCAGAGTTGGTTTGAATCCTATTGCACGTTTCCCAGGCCAAGGTGTTTATGTTTTCGGCCAGAAGACGTTACAAACTGGTTCAAGTTCTTTAGATAGAGTTAACGTTGCTCGTTTATTGGCTTACTTACGTGAGCGTTTTGATCCGCTGGCCCGTCCGTTTATCTTCGAACCCAACGACAAGATCACTCGTGCTAATGTAAAACAAGTTTTCGATAGTTTCTTAGGCGAATTGCTTGCTAAACGTGCTATCTATGACTTCATTGTTGTCTGTGATGAAACAAACAACACACCTGCCAGAATTGACAGAAATGAATTATATGTTGATGTTGCCATTGAGCCAGTTAAGGCCGCTGAGTTCATTTACATTCCAGTTCGTGTTGTCAACACAGGCGAGTTATCATAATGATAAATAACATAGCCGAAGGAGAAACAACATGGCAGATTTAACACAATTTGGAGTTCCAACAACAGGCACTAATGCAATGGTGATGCCTAAACTCCAATATCGATTCAGAGTTAACTTATATGACTTTGGTAGAAACAACGGTAGTACTGTTGAGATGACACAAAACGTAGTCAGCGTAAATAGACCTAGTCTAACACACGATGAAATTACTTTGGATGCGTACAACAGTCGTGCTTACCTTGCTGGCAAGCACAGTTGGGAACCAATTACTTTAACTTTACGTGACGACATCAACGGTACAGTTACCAAGCATGTGGCAAGTCAATTACAAAAACAATTAAACCAAGGTTTACAAAGTGCTCCAACAGCAGGACGTGACTATAAGTTTGGTATGGTAATTGAACAGCTAGATGGCAGTCAACCAGGGCTAGTCATTGAAAGCTGGAGTTTAAATGGATGTTTCATCCAAAACGTAAACTACGGTGAAAATAACTATGCAACCAGTGACGTAATGCAAATCACTTTACAAATACGCTACGACGCCGCTGACATCCACGGTGATGCAGTTAGTGCAGCCACTACACAGGGCGCATTAACTAGTGGCGTATTACCAATTGGCGCAGGTAACTCTGCAACATAAGGATAATACATGGCGGCATTAACTGACGCTATGAAATGGTATAACTTAGGTGGGCTTAAAGCGGCCCGCCTAAAGTTCCATTTTAAAGTAGAAATCTTTAGCTCACAGTATATAGGACAACTTCAAACACCAGCTAGGCTGATATTTGATGCTGTCCGCACGATTGAACTTCCCAAATATAGTATAGAAACAGAAGTAGCAAACGCATGGAACGTGCGACAACCTATTCCCACTAAAATTAACTTTGAACCAATTAGTATTTCATTTACTGATACATTGGATAACAGGTTTCAAATTTTTATTAAAAACTATATGAACATTGTCAGTGGTAACTTTGCACCACAGACAAAGTCCATGCGTAAAGGATTTGACGACTTTGGTATCAGAATGTTAGAAACTGGTAAAGATTGTCCTATAGATAAAATTGTCATTACTAGATTTTACGGCGCAGATGCAGATAGAGAAAATCTACAAACACCTAGTATAGTAACATTATGGCGTCCAAAAATAGTAGACGTTCAGCATGACACATTAGATTATGCCGTCAGCGAAGCAATCACATGGCAAGTAAGTCTACGATATGAAAGTGTTACTTATTCAAATATTACTTCATCTACGGCCGTTAGTCAGCAAGCAACAGCAAGTAGTCCGCAGGCAACGTCTGCTGATCGAGACAACCCTTATGCTAAACAAGTAGAAGAGCAAATTAAATTAAATAACACTATTCCTCCCAAAGATTTAAATGCAGAAAGTGTAAAACAATCTCAAACGGCAGCGATGTCGCCTACTAGATCAATCGATCAAGCAGTTAATAGATTAGGAGATCCAAATGCGGCTCCTTATACAGGCGATGACCCTATAATCAAGGCGAGACTCGCCAGCGGCCGAGGTTAACTATGGCATTAGAAGCATCTAAATATGACGTACTTTACGGCAAACTATTAAAATTAGGTATTGCTGTTGATCAAGCCAAGGCATTATCAAAAGTGTTATATGATATCAGTATAGAACAAGGTGTGTCCACAGACGATTTACTAAAGTATGTTAATTCAAACGGACTTCGATTCGACAATGAAGTGTATGCATTATTAAATAAAGCAAGAACAAACAGCAGTCAAATTGGTTATATAGATCAAAACAACATACCTTTTGTTATTGTCAAACAGGCAGTGTAAATGGCTTATAATTTTACACAGGGATTCTTTACTCCTGCTAACCCAAGTAAGTATATAGGCAGTAACAGCCCCAAGTATCGTAGCAGTTGGGAACTAACAGTGATGCGATTCTGTGATAATCATCCTGCGGTCATAGGATGGGCGAGTGAAAGTCTACGCATACCATATCGCAATCCGTTTACAGGTAAAGATACAACATATTATCCAGATTTCTTAATTACGTATCAAGACAAGGCCGGTAATAAGATCAGCGAAATTATAGAAGTTAAGCCACGCAAGCAAGCAAGATTAGATGAAGCAAACACACAGCAGGAAAAAGCCGCCGTAGTGTTAAATATGGCCAAGTGGGAAGCATGTAGGCTTTGGTGCCAAAGACATGGTATGAAGTTTAGAATACTCACTGAAGAAGATATATATAATAACTGGCAACCAAGAACCGCTGCTAAGAGAACGAAAAAACGATGACTAAAAAACTTGAAGACTTTTTTAATGTAGACAATACAGAATCGGATGCAGAGGACCAACTGTCCCTGATCGCCGAAAAGCTAGTGCCAATGGAAACTACCTTGTCATTAGTTCACGAACAATTAACCATAGCAGATAGAATTGATCAAGCACTGCCCACAGTTAAAGGTTTGGATGTAGAAGATCGAGACTTGGATGATTATGCTGCCAGAGCTATGGACAGCTTTGAAAGACTAATGGATCTTGGCTACAACATGGATGATAGAAATGCCGGTAAAGTGTTCGAAGTAGCAAGTACTATGATGAATAATGCCATTACTGCTAAAACAGCCAAGCTGGACAAGAAGCTAAAGATGATTGATCTACAATTAAAGGCAGCTAAACTGGCACAAACGGCTAAAACTGAAGATGATAATGGCCCACAAGGCCTGGGTGATTTGACCACAGATCGCAATGCTATATTGAATCTAATCAGCCAGAACCTTAAAAACAAAGATAAATAAAGTATCGGAGAAACGAAATGCCTACTCTATTTGAATACATTGAACAACTAAAAGAAAAACACGAAGTGCGTGTTAAATTCGCCTGCGAAGTAACAGACGAAATGATGGATAAGATCGAGCGTCACTTGCAAAAGTATGATGCCGAAAAAGTCTCAAGTCCAAGCAAAACAATTTTACAAGCTCGTCCATTAGACTTTCCTAATTTGGACATGGGCGAGATTTACATCATTGACTTCACTGCGTGTTTGCCAGTAAGCAATGAAATGCTTAAACAAGAACTAGCAAGATTATTATGTGTCAGCGAAGGACTAGTTGTTGTTCGTGGCGTAAATGAGGATCGTGAGATAGAACAAGAAGAAGAAAAGTTTCAAGATAAAAAAGAAGAATACAAAGTCAAACTAGGCGCAGACTATGACAAAAGCGAAGGCAGCGATGTCAAAGCCAGCGAAGTATTTGGCGACAAGTTTAACGGAAGTTTATTAAAAGAACTTAAAAAGATCAGTGACAGCAAAAAGAAGGAAGTTAAAACTCCTAAGATTGCCAAAGACCCAGACGTTCCTGTAAGCACACCAGAGATAGGTGATAGCAAAGAAACTAACAAAAAAAGTCCAGTGGCTAATCGCGGTCCAGTGATTGCTAAGAAATAAGGAAAAATATTATGAACAGTTTACAAGATTTAATGAAACGATTAAGCAGTATTGGCCAAGTCACTGAAGCAGAAGAAAAATGCTCCGAATGTGGTTGTACTCCGTGTGAGTGTGATGACAAAGACAAAGTCGACGAAGCCAAAAAGCCAGACGCTGACAAAGATGGTATTCCTGATTGGGCTGACAAAGATGAAGAAAAAGTCGACGAAGGCGCATTAGATACATTAAAGAAATTCGGCAAAAAAGCATTAGACACATTAGGACATCCTGACGACGAAGAAATGATCAAAGATTTACAAAGAAAAGTCGGCGTGCCACAGACGGGTAAAAAACCTGGCGAAGAAGAAAAATCGATGAAGGAAAGTGCTTTAAATTTATTACGTAGATATGCTGGCATTGCAGAAAACAACAACGAAGCAACAGTCGATGAAGCACTTAACACTAGCAAGTTAGCAGACACTATGGGTGTAGATGTACAGCAGTTACGCATGGCTGTTAGTCGCGCCAGTACTGGCAAACAAACACGCAGTGATATAATGTTGTTATCAGATACTTTTGTCAAACTATTAAACAATCCAGATGACACAGTTATTCAAACTGTTGCCAACTTAATTAAGTCTGGTAATACTGCACCAGCCCCAGAAGCTAATATGAAACAAGAAGGCAATGAATTCAGCGGCGCATTAAAAGCAGCCAAAGATGCCGGCGAAGAAGAATTTGAAGTTGGTGGCAAAAAATATAAAGTAAACGAATGTAATGACATGAGTCCACTGACATCAGTACCCAACGGTGAATCACACATGGGTATTCCAGCTGAAATAATGGCACGTATGTCTAGTCCAGAAATGACAGAACCAAAAGGTCCGCACATGGAAGTTCCTATGGCAGCAGAAGAACCAAACGCAACCTATACATTAAGTATTCAAAATGGTGAAAACAATTTAAGTATGACAACTGACATGCCTGATGAAATTATTCACATCATGAAGTTAGCGGGTGTTAACAAGGGCGCCGAAGTAACCAAGACAGCGGCAGCAGGCGAACAAGAAGTAGAAGAATCAGGTTATGAAAATACTCCTGACAATACGCGAGCACGTGATCCGCAGGCACATGGTGACATTCGCGACTGGGGACAAAAAGGCACAGGCGCAGGCAAACCAAACTATCCTGGTACAGGCGCCAGCGGTGATAACCCAATGAACGAACAACGTATGTTCCAGGACTACAAAAACTTTAAAGCAGGCAAATGAGCGGTCAAGCGGTTTTAGTTAAACAGCCCTACAAAAAAGAAAATTATACAGAGAATCAGATAGCGGAGATTGTAAAATCCGCTACTGATCCTATATACTTTATCAGCGAGTATATGTGGATACAGCATCCCACAAAAGGTCGTATCAAGTTTGAACTCTACGACTATCAAATAGAATTAATCAACGCTTATCAAAATCACAAGTATAGCATCAATATGCTTGGCCGCCAAATGGGTAAGTCAACTTGTGCCGCAGGGTATTTGTTATGGTTCGCTATGTTTGTTCCAGATTCGACAATTCTTATAGCCGCACACAAATACACAGGCAGTCAGGAGATCATGCAACGTGTACGTTTTATGTATGAAAGTTTACCTGAATGGATCAAAGCTGGTGCAGTAAGTTATAACAAGGGTAGTATCGACTTTGACAACGGCAGTCGTATTGTCAGTGCCACAACAACAGAAAATACTGGTCGTGGTATGTCCATCACATTAGTATACTTAGATGAGTTTGCCTTCGTTCCGCCACGTATTGCCAAAGAGTTCTGGACATCACTGAGCCCAACGCTGTCAACAGGCGGTAAGTGTATTATTACAAGTACACCTAATCAAGACAATGATCAGTTTGCACAAATTTGGAATGATGCCATTAAAAAGTTTGACGAGTTTGGCAATGAACGTGAAGTCGGCAAAAACGGATTTAAAAGTATTAAGTACATTTGGAGCGACCATCCAGACAGAGATGAAGCTTGGGCAGATCATGAACGCAGTAAAATTGGCAGCGAACGTTTCATGCGTGAACATGAATGTTTGTTCATCACAGCAGATGAAACATTGATCAGTGGTCTAGTATTAACAAACTTGCAAGGAGAAGATCCCTATGAACGAGTGGGACAACTACGAGTATATACTCCTATAGACAAAGATAAAATATATGTGGCTGCATGGGATCCTAGTTTAGGCACGGGCGGCGATGCCGCGGCCATCGAGATTTTCAGCTTGCCTGATCTGGTTCAAGTAGCAGAATGGCAACATAACAAAACAGACATCCGCGGCCAGCTTAGAAATTTTGTTACTATATTGGATTGGTTACGTGAAAAAGGCGCGAGCAATGATAATATCTACTGGAGTGTTGAAAACAATACACTGGGCGAAGCCGCACTGGTTGCTATTCAAGAATATGGCGAAGAACGTATTGCTGGACATTTTATCAGCGAAACTGGCGCTAAACGTCGTGGCTTTAACACAACAAATAAAAGTAAAATAGCCGCTTGTACCAAATTAAAATACTATATCGAAAGCAGTAAAATGCATCCAAAAAGTAAGAGTCTTGTGCAAGAACTAAAAACCTTTGTGGCCAAAGGAACTGGCTTTGCAGCCAAAGAAGGCGAAACAGATGATTTGGTCATGGGTACTATACTAGCAGTTAGATTAATTGAGTATGTCATGAAGTATGATGAAGCAACATATAACACATTAGTCGAACGAAACAGCGGCGATTATTTACAGCCCATGCCAATTGGAATAATTTAATTAAAATAGGTAAATAAGTGTATGGCTATAGATTATAACTCAGTTTCAGACAGAATATTTGACCAACTTAAAGGCTTTGGTCACGACATTATTATCTTTGATGATAAAGGTCGACAAACCGCCAATGCTACTCAAGGCCGTAGTTTTTACAGTAAAGATCAAAAGTTTACAGTAGAATTAGATCAAGATGACAATGTTATCAAATTTAAATACGGCACAAGTACAGATATGCCCAAGGTCAAAAAGTTAATAGATACAATTGGTGCTATAGCAAAGAAATACCCCCCATTGGGATTAGATAGATTGCCGTACACCGGCAAAGAAATAGAATTAAAGGATGTAGAAAACATGGCAAAAGTCCAAGAGAGTTTAAGCCCGACAATGGGTTCAACTAAAACCAGTTACCAACAAACTGAAGGTGCTAAACTAATCATTAGACATAACACTGCTGTCAACGAAGAAGTTCGTGGCAGTCGTAGTCGCAACATCAGCGCATTGTTTATTGAAAACGCACAAGGTGAACGATTCAAATATCCGCACAACCATTTAACTGGCGCACGTATTATGACTCAACACGTTGCTGAAGGCGGCACGCCCTACGATGAAGTTGGACAAAAAATCATTGGACTAAGTGAAGAACGCAATCAACTTTCACAGGTATCTAAGTACATTAGAAGCCAAGGCCTACAAGAACAAGCCGGTGATGTACAATTTGCAGTTACTCAACGTCTCAGCGAAATTAAAGGCCTATTGGGAAGATATAATCCAACAAGATTTATGGAAGATAAATCGCAGGCCGACGAAACAAATCTGGAAGCACTACAAGAAAAACTAACCAAAAACGTATTTGACGAAAGCATTGGCTCACTATTACCAAAACTAAATGGCTATGTAAAACAATATCAACAACAAATGGAAGCTCGACAAGAACTCGAAACCCTAAAACAACAAGTAGAAGAATCAACATCAATCCAAGTTAGTGCTATTCCAGATTTAGAAATGATGAGCATGATGGTCTACGAAAGTCCAACTGTCAATACTACTCAATTAATCAATACAATTTTACCAGTATTAGAAGACGACGCAGTCAAAACAAGTTTAACTAAGATAGCCGAATATGTCCAAGAAGGCAAATTGGATGCTATGGAAGTTGAAAACTTAACTCGTAGCATTATTGGTAAGAGCGCAGTTAAAGAATCCAATTACAAAATTGTACATCAATTGAATACAGTGGATCAAGTATTTGAATCGGTTATGGCCAGGTTCGAACTAAAAGAAATACTGAAATAAGAATATAAATATTTTCAACAGCAATTCATCCAAAAGGAAAAATTGCTGTTGACATAGCACTTAATAGAGTGTTATAATTGTTCACAAGATGAGAGTATCTTGTGTTCCAGGCAACAAACTTTTTTAACCCTGGCATTTTTAAAGGAAAAACATTATGGCAACATCACTAGCAGAAATCCGCGCTCGCTTACTTGAGCAAGACACACGTCAAAGCGGCACAAACAATCGCTCACAGGGCGACAATGGAATCTTTCCGTTCTGGAATATTCCCGAAAACTCAACTACAGTATTACGTTTCCTCCCAGACGGAGATGACACTAACACTTTCCCGTGGAGAGAGCGTCAAATGATCCGACTAGAGTTCGCAGGAGTTCTGGGTGGAGACGAAAGTAAGAAAGTAACTGTAACAGTTCCTTGCATGGAAATGTGGAAAGAGACTTGTCCGATTCACGCAGAGATCCGTCCTTGGTTCAAAGATAAATCTTTGGAAGACTTAGGTCGTAAGTACTGGAAGAAAAAATCTTATGTCTTTCAAGGCTTTGTTGTAGACACAAAGCTACAAGAAGATGTACAACCGGAAAATCCAATCCGTCGTTTGATTATCAACCCAAGTATCTTTAACATTGTTAAAGGTGCGTTGATGGATCCAGAAATGGATAATCTGTTTACAGACTATGAGAATGGCACAGACTTCCGACTAACAAAAACTACAAAAGGTCAATACGCAGACTACAGCACAAGTAGCTTTGCCCGTAAAGAACGTGGTTTGAACGAAGTAGAACTGCAAGCTATTGCAGATCACAACTTGTTTACTTTGAATGACTTTATGCCTAAAAAGCCTAGTAAAGAAGAAGTTGACATCATTTATGACATGTTCAAAGCCAGCGTTGATGGCGAGCTGTATGATCCCAAACGTTGGGGTCAGCATTTTAAACCAGCAGGTGTAAACCTTGGTAACTTGGTGGCAGCATCAGATGTTGAAGCCGCAGAAGCAAGTTTCAAAGCACCTGCTCCGGCAGCTCGTCCTGCTCCTGTTGTGGCAGCAAAGCCAGCAATCGTCAATGACGAAGATGACGCACCTTTTGAAACAGCTGATACAACAGCCGCTCCAGAAGGCAAAAAGAATGTCAATGATATTCTTGCAATGATTCGTAATCGTCAGCAAAAGTAAATACGGCCCGGGCCTCTGCGATAACTAACCGGTAAATGGTTATTGTATCGCCCGGGTTCTTCTATGCAGAAGAAACGTTTACTATCACAAAGTAGAGAGTATCAAATGACACTACCAGACGAAAGATATCGTGCTGTATTATGGGCAAGTAGATTCTTGGGTGAAGTTGCTCATGATAAGAAAAAGTATCCTAGAATTTCCAAAGAAGTTAGACGTGAGGCTTATAGCATACTGCGTCATTATCCCAGTGACTGGGATATGAAACGCATATCGGTTAAGGTACCCGAAGTCTTCCAAGAAAAAATGGAACCATTAACAAAAATGATTATGACTTATAATCAAGAACAAAAGGAAAATGAAATGAAAAATATACCGAATGTAACTTTTGCCTTTAGACAAGGCGATGAAGAACCTGAACAAGGTGGCTGTCCAATCGGCGGCGAGTTTGTTTTTAAAACAAGCAATGATTTGTTTGCCAACAAGCGAGTAATAGTGTTTAGCTTGCCCGGAGCATTTACACCAACGTGCAGTACATATCAATTGCCGGGCTTTGAAGGTCAATTTAATGATTTCAAAGCACAGGGCATTGATGATATTTATTGCGTTAGCGTCAATGATGCGTTTGTTATGAACGAATGGAGTCGTGCTCTTAAAATTAAAAACGTTAAAGTTATTCCAGACGGTGCTGGCACGTTCACAGAAGGCATGGGCATGACAGTTGACATGAGTGCTATTGGATTTGGCAAGCGCAGTCGTCGTTATGCCGCAATCATTGACAACGGCAACGTGGAACAAATGTTTGTGGAACCAGAATCAAGTGCTGCCGATCCTGATCCATATAGCGTTTCAAGTCCAGAGAATGTTATGAAACACTTGCAAGGAGAATAATATGACTAAACCATTTGACGTAAGTAAATTTAGAAAAGAAATTACCAAGAGCATTGAAGGCCTTAGCATTGGTTTTAATGATCCTACAGATTGGATCAGTACAGGTAATTATACCTTAAACTATTTGATTAGTGGCGACTTTTTTAAAGGCGTGCCCATGGGCAAGGTCACTGTGTTTGCCGGCGAGTCGGGCGCAGGCAAAAGTTATATCTGTTCTGGCAATCTAGTTCGTCACGCACAAGAGCAGGGCATTTATGTTGTGCTCATCGACACAGAAAACGCACTAGACGAAGCATGGCTACATGCACTTGGCGTAGATACAAGCGAACAAAAATTGTTAAAACTTAACATGGCCATGATTGATGACGTGGCCATGACTATTACCAAATTTGTCGCAGATTACAAAGCCATGGCAGAAGATGCTAGACCCAAGGTATTGTTTGTCATTGACAGTTTAGGCATGTTGCTAACACCCACAGACGTTAATCAGTTCCAAGCAGGTGATATGAAAGGTGACATGGGTCGTAAGCCCAAAGCACTGACATCGCTGGTTCGTAACACAGTTAATATGTTTGGTAATCTAAACATTGGTATGGTATGTACCAACCACACATACGCAAGTCAGGACATGTTTGATCCGGACGATAAGATCTCTGGCGGCCAAGGCTTTATCTATGCCAGCAGTATTGTAGTTGCCATGCGTAAATTGAAATTGAAACTGGATGAAGATGGCAATAAGACCACAACAGTCAATGGTATTCGCGCCAGTTGTAAGATCATGAAAACTCGTTATGCTAAACCATTTGAAAGTGTGCATGTGCAGATTCCTTATGCAACAGGTATGAGTCCTTACAGCGGATTATTTGACTTGCTGGAAGAACGTGGCAGTTTGAAGCGTGAAGGCAACAGTTATCTTTATACAACTAAAGAAGGCGAAGTCTTTAAAGCAATGCGTAAAGCATGGACCAATGAGCTTTTGGACAAAGTAATGGCAGATATTATGCTTAGAGATCTGACAGCAGATGTAAATATAGCAGATATAACACCTTTGGAGGAGATTGAAGATGCTTCATGATGAACAAGTTAATTTGATTGTAGACGTATGGGCCACTGTTAAGACTTACATTGATAAGAAAGAACGCTATGATGCTGCCTGTGCATTACTGCGTAGTTTGGAGAATCACTATGAAATGGATAGTGTTGCAGAAGAACTTCTCGGCAATGACAGTACATTAGATGCTGTAATTAAAGACTTATACACTGCCAACGACATTGTCGATGATGATGATGACTACGAAGAAGATAATTACGATTCCGACGCCGACGAAGAATGAGTAATTGGTATAGACGTGTTACTGGCAACTTAGATGAGTTGCCAGGCTCAATAGCCTACTATGAATCTGAATTACAAGATGCTAGAATAGAAACTAGTATCAAAGGTAACTTGGAAACAAACTCTAGACTTATGCCTGGAATAGTGGAACACAGATTTAACCAATTGCAAGAAGTTGAAGCTATACTTGAATTCCTAAACATCCAACTAAGAAAAAAACGAAGTGAGATGTTTAGGAAGTATACCGAAAATTATAATAGAACACTCAGTGACCGTAGTGCTGACAAATATGTAGATGGAGACGACGAAGTAATTGAATGGCAAATTCTCGTAAATGAGTTTGCCATGATCCGTAACAAGTACCTCGGCATTATGAAAGCCATTGACACCAAGCAATGGCAGATTACTAACATTGTCAAACTCCGTGTAGCGGGCATGGATGACACTACTTTGGGTTAATTGACACAAATTGGATCCTTTGCTATAATACATACATAGCGAAACAAAAAGGAGTCCAAAATGGAACTAGCAATCGGAACTAAAATTGTGTATACAAGTGCCGCAGGTACTCGCAATGCAGAAGTAGTTGGTATCAAAATTACCCCTACAGCAAAGCCTGGATTTCTTAATACTTTTGTTACACTTTTAATACCCGTACAAACAGGTGTTAAATTTGAGAATAAAATTCAAATCTGTGCTGACAATGCCAGCTTAAAAATGTTCAAAGTAGCAGTCATTAATTGACACAAATTGGTTTCAGTGCTATAATACATACATAGATTAACAAAACAGGAGTTTATAAATGGCTAATGTAACTATTTTTGCAGGCGAGTATCGCGGCGTTAAAGTTCGTAACCAAACATTCCAATTGGTGTCAGACGTTAAGTCTGGTAGCAAAGGTATGTATGTAACAGTTCAAGATGACGGCACCCTAGGTTATCCAGGTAAAGCTATTCGTGTTAAAGTTAAAACAATGGAGGATATTACAGTGAGTGGTCAAACTATTGCTGACATGACAGATAGTCAGCGCAACAAAGCAAATAAAGACGACAATGTCTTTTCTTTAGTAACTACTAAAGAGCCAGAAGTGTACACAGAAACAGATGAGCAAGCTATTGAGCGCATCCGTGAACGCTTTGACATCCTAGACCAAATGGCAGAAGGCACCACAACAGGTGCAGTTCGTGCTATGATTGTCAGCGGCCCTCCAGGCGTAGGTAAGAGCTACGGCGTTGAGAAGGTACTTGAGCAAGCCAGTTTATTTGACAAAATGGCTAATCGTAAAAACAGATTTGAAGTTGTCAAAGGTGCAATGTCAGCATTGGGTTTGTATGCCAAACTTTACAAGTTCTCCGATGAAGGCAACGTGTTAGTGTTTGATGACTGTGACAGCATCTTGCTTGACGACTTGTCGTTGAACATTTTGAAAGCCGCATTAGACAGTTCTAAGAAACGTTATATTTCTTGGAACACTGATAGTAATATGTTGGGTCGTGAAGGCATTCCGGATCGTTTTGAATTTAAAGGTAGTGTGATTTTTATTACTAACATTAAGTTTGAGCACGTTCGCAGTAAGAAATTAAAAGACCATTTGGACGCATTGGAAAGCCGTTGCCACTATTTGGACTTGACAATGGACACCCAACGTGACAAGTTTCTGCGTATTAAACAAATTGTGCGTGACGGTATGTTGGACAGTTATGATTTTGAAGAGCATGCCGCACAAGAAATTGTGGACTACATGTGGGAAATGAAAGCTCGTTTGCGTGAACTGAGTTTGCGTACAGTTTTGAAGATTGCAGACCTGCGTAAGATGAGTGAGCACAATTGGCGTCGTCTTGCAGAGACAACAATTTTGAAACGTGCAGAAGTGTGCTAAACTAAACAATGCCTAGTTAATTGACGTTAACTGGGCATTGTGCTATAATAACTTTTAAAACAACAAAGGGAATTTAAATGAAATTCAAACCCACTCTAATTACTTTAGCAGTAGCGGCACTAGCAACAAGTGTGCAGGCCCAAGTTCTTACTAAAGAATTTTACAATGTCAAAGGTGCGTTGAACACGACTATGTATAACGCATATACCGGCACTGGTGTTACACTTACATGGGGTCGTAACATTACAGGCCTTGGTGTTAAGGTAGCAGTACTAGACAGCGGATTTGACTTGTCTCACACAGACTTAAAAGGGCAAGTTATCGCGGCCAAGAACTTCAGTGAGATTGTTGTAGAAAATACAAAGACTAATCTAAATAACTTTAGGTCTAATATCCAAGTAGGTACAGACATTACTTGGAGTATGCACGGCACTCAGATGGCAAGTATTATTGCCGGCAAGTCGGATGGTAACGGCGCCGTAGGTGTTGCACCCGATGCTCGTCTATTGTTGGCACAGGTCGGTCAAGGTGTTACATATAACAGTAAAACAAAAACTTGGACATACAGTGGCACTGGCATTAGTGCCCCGGCATTGATTAATGCGCTGACTTGGGCAGAAGCCAATGGCGCCACAGTGGCCAATATGAGTCTTGGTAGCAGTTATGACAAGACATTCCAAAAAGGTGTGACACTATTGGGTAATGGTGTGTACAAGGCTCCTGTGGCATACGGTTCAATGTATGGTAACACTACAAAAGAATTAACAGCATTTGCTGGTGCAAGCAAGACCATGGCTCTTGTTGCCGCGGCAGGCAATGATGGTTTACCTTACGCACAATTTCCAGGTGCTTATGCTACTCAAGTAGACTCAAAAGGTAATTTGGTACTTGGTGGCAGAATGCTGATTGTAGGAAGTGTGGGAGATAACAATGTTATCAGTGGCTTCTCAAATCGTGCTGGTAGCTTTTGTACTGCCTTGTCAGGTACAACGTGTAAAGATCCTTACTATGTCAAAGACTTCTTTGTAGTAGCACCAGGTGAAGGCATTATTAGTGCTATACCCAATCAAGCCAAAGCAGGCAATGTAGGCAATGCGGTTAGCGGCACAAGCCCAGCGGCAGCTTTTGTATCGGGCGGCATTGCACTTATGAAACAGGCTTGGCCACAACTTAGTGGTGCTCAACTGGTTGATCTAGTTAAGACAACTGCCACAGACTTGGGCGCCAAAGGCGTAGATGAAGTTTATGGCTATGGTCTAGTTAATTTTAACAAAGCTACATTGCCAACAGGCACAGTAAAATATACAACAAGTTCGTTGTCATCGAGTTCAGTGACAACAGGCACGTCTGTGGTCAATGTTAGTATTAGTGCAACGGGTAGTTTGAATAGCGTTATGAAAGGTAGTAGTGTGCTGTCTAACGTACAAGTTGTTGACAACATTAATCGCAACTATACCGCAGACTTTACACGGGCAGTTGGTAACAGTAATCCAGTAAACAGTTTGGCAATGAGTCCTTATCTTGCCATGCAGGGCACAGGCTATCGTGAGTTTACAGTTCCATTTAGTAAAACAGATTCTATGTCGGTTATGCAAAGTTCAAATGGCGTAGCGGCACAATATGAAACAGCATATGACAATACCAAAGTGTCCTTGCAAGTTGGTTCTATGACAGAAAGTAATGGCTTTCTAAACAACTATGGTTCTGGACTTACTGCTTTTGGCGACAGTGGTACAACTTGGGCCTTGGTTGGTGGTGAGAAAGATATTGGCTCAAACTTTAGCATATTAGGTAACTATGGTGTTGGCATTACAAAAACTGGTAGTGTGCAAAACAGCATGATTGCATTGAGTCCTACTTTGGTCAGTGACACTTGGAAATTTGGTATTGCCAAAAACAATATCTTCTTTAGCGGCAAGACCAATGACAAGTTGTCGTTAAGTGTACAAGGTCCTGTGGCAGTTCGTCGAGGTCATGCAGACGTTACAGCGATTACTGGCTATAACTACAGCACAGACGCAGAAGACAATACAACTGCCACACCAATTAGTTCCTCAGAACGGATGAACTTGGCATCCGGTAAACGTGAGACTAACTTAATACTTGGCTATAATGTGCAAGTACAAAACCAAACGTATGTAGGTTTTGCAGTAGGACGCCAGTTTAACGCTAATGGTGTAAATGCTAACACGGTTGCGTTCACTGCTAGAAGTGTGTTCTAATTGACAGAATTTGAATTTAATGTTATAATTATTGCATAACGTAGAATAAGCTACGTTATGCTTTATAGGTCGAGTATGACCGAAACCCAGGGCGAGTTTGCCCGCTAAAAAGGAAATTTACTTATGACAACTATTACCCACGCTCAAACTATTAACGGGCGTTATCTAAAATCTACCAGCCACTTCGTTTCTTTACAACAACGTCTTGCAGATGCGCTGAAATCTTCTCCAGTATTTGTAAATATGCTGACTGCAATGGTTGACGAGTATAAACGTCGACATGCCAGCTGGGCAAAGTTTTCCGACATGAAACTTTGTGAAGCAATCCAAGTTCCAATGGACAAAATCCTAATTGACAGTACTATGCAACGTAGTTTGAATCTCCGCCACGTATTGAATATTCTACAGAACTTTAAAAGTAGTATGGTGATGGCAATTCAAGTGTATGTAGACGAAAACAAACCTGGTTATTATATTGCATGGGAGGGTCAACATACTGCTATTGCTTTGCATATTATTCTAACAAAAGTATTTGGCGAGCAGACAGCTAACGCCATGATCCCAGTTGTGATTTACAATGTCAAACAGAAATTGGAAATTCGTCGTAACTTTATTTTGCTTAATGGCGATGCCAAGGAAGAACTAGACTTTATTGACAAGTATATCCAAATGGTATTTGGTGTTAAGATTGATAAGGCAGATGACCAAGAATGGATTGACACAGCCCTTAAGAATGACTACTTTGCCGCCGCAGGATTGTTTGCCACACATAGTAAGTTTGGGGATGAAGACCAACCAGGCGCATTCACTTTGTTAGCCGATACTCTTATGAGCAAGAGTTTGAAGACACGCAAGCATCCAGAGGTTACTCGTATGTTTGCACAGTATTGGAGTTTCTTAAATCAACAACGTCCCGTCGAGCCTAAAGAAGCTAGACAGTTATATGAGTACTTTAATTTGTGTTATGAACAAAAGATTGCAGTTGACGAAAAATATTTGCTAGAGTTTGTAGCATTTACCAAAGACAACTTTGAAGCAGACTTTAGTCCTACAAGTCCATTCTGGGACAAAGTTAAAGCGTCTTACGAATCGTGGTACGCTAAGGCTAATCCTGAATCATTTGCAGAGTTTGGCTTGAAAGGCTTTACTACAGAAATGCGTACAGGTATTCCGTTTTTAATTGCACAACTTAAAAAGAGTACTAAATTAAAAGTGCCCGCATTTACTCCTAACAATGGCTTTACTATTAACAAAAAGGACTTGTGGTAATATGACTACGTTTAGAAACTCTAACAAAGACAAGCTCAAAAGTCAGAGTATTCTCAAAGAACAGTATAGATTAGAATGTAAATGTAGATTGGAAGATTGTGATAATGATCTTACAATTTTTGATGGGCCAGGCAGCGATGGTTTCTGCCGTGAACATCAACTTCAACTTACAGACTATGAAGGCGGAATGGGAAAAGCAGATCGCCCACATACATTTTACAGAGGCTGGCTTTGTGAGAAGTGTGGATATGATCCAAGAGAAGATAGTCAGTTTGATGACATTGAAGATCCATTCCATAAACTTCGTTGTATGCGTGGCGTAATGCACGGAGATCATTTGGAACGTAAAAGTGACGGTGGCGCAGATACCGCAGAGAACATTCAAACTCTATGTTGTAGATGCCATATGATTAAAACATACAAAGAAAAGGATTACTTAAAAGGTAATAAATGAACAAATAAAGCAACTGAAAGGTTGCTTTTTTGTGACTAAAGATGTTATACTATGTCTATGACATCTTGTACAATACATATTAAAGACGAAGTTAACATTAAGATATCTGACCTTGTAACTGCAACTAGGCGTAAACTAGAAAAAGAATTAAAATACTTCCAGCCCTGGGCTTACCATAGTCCAGCATATAAGCTAGGACGTTGGGATGGTTGCGTTAGTTACTTTAGTCTAGGCGGTAGCACTTACTTTAACTTATTAGACAGAATACTTCCTATCCTAGTAGACGAAGGATACAACATTGAAATTGATGACCAAAGAACTAATCATAACTTTCAATTCCTTGAAGTAACTGAAACAACTCATGAACAAACTATTTGGCCCAAAGGTCACGTCAACGAAGGACAGCCAGTATTGCTACGTGACTATCAAGTTGATGCTATTAATAAGTTTCTAAATAACTTACAATGTGTACAAGAGATTAGTACGGGTGCTGGTAAAACAATTACAACAGCAACGTTATCCGGAAGTGTGCAGGACTATGGAAGAACGTTGATTATTGTTCCTAACAAAGATCTAGTCAAACAGACATTAGAAGATTATGAATTGTTAGGACTCGACGTAGGCGTTTACTTTGGCGATAAAAAAGAACTGGGTAAGACACATACCATCTGCACATGGCAAAGTCTTAATGTATTAGAAAAACGTTTTAAAGATGGACTCAGTCCTTTAAGTTTAGAAGAGTTTGGTCAAGATCTAGTAGCAATTATTGTTGACGAAGTACATCAAGCCAAGGCAGATGTGCTTAAAGCATTGCTTAGTGGTCCATTCGCCAATGTTCCTATTCGTTGGGGATTGACTGGAACTATTCCTAAAGAAGACTTTGAGCGAGTTGGATTGATTGCAACCTTGGGTCCTGTGGTGAATAAGATTGCTGCCAAGGATCTACAGGACCAAGGAGTACTAGCCAACTGCACAGTCAACATTGTACAACTACAAGAGACAGCACAATATCAGACATATCAGGAAGAACTAACATTTTTAACTACCAATGTTCGTCGCATAGATTTCATTGCAGAGTTTGTAAAAAGTCTTGCTTTGTCAGGGAACACATTAGTATTAGTAGATAGAATTAAAGCAGGTGAATTACTCTGTGAAAGGATTACAGATAGTGTATTCGTCAGCGGCGCAATGAAAACAACAGATAGAAAAGAACACTATGATGAAATTAAAGACAGCGATGGCAAGGTTATTGTGGCGACTTATGGTGTGGCCTCTGTGGGTATTAATATTCCTCGTATTTTTAATCTGGTTCTT